TCATGATGTTTCATCGCCTCCGTCATCCTTTCCGCTGTGTACGCCCTGTGTCGTCATAAGACGCAGCATCACACCCGTTACAGGCAGAACAAAAGCCAGAACCCTGAACAGATGATCGCCAACAAGACCGTTGAGCCTGTCAACGTTGTCGGCAATCGTACAGACAAAAAGAACTCCTGTATTGAACCATATCGTTTTACTCCGCCACCATGCTTTTCTATGCTGCTTCATGAACCTCTCCCAGAAACATAAGCCTCTCCTCTTTCCTGCGCTTCATTAATCCAGCAACGGGAACAAGTTTGCCGTTCCTGTGATCATTGCCCCAGCGCAGAAACTGTTCCGCTGCAGCTTCATACTGACCTTCATTGACAAGATGCAAAAGGGTAGAGCCATAAAAAGCAGAACAGCCAAGATTGTAGACAAAGCTCACCAGAGCATCGAACTGGCTTTGGGTAAGAGAAACCGTAACATGGCTGTTCACTGCTGCTTCTGCCTCACGAAGTTCCTTTTTAAGAAACTCTTCCGCCTGCTCTCGGGTCATCGTGGTAAAATGCTCGCCTGGCTTTATCAGATGACCATAGCCAATGGTTGGAAGACCTGCAGTGTCCTTGTAGACATGCGCATCAAAGCCTTCCTTCTCCTTGATAAAATCAATGCCCTGCTGTGATGTTTTAAAATTGTTTTTGCTGTTTCCAGACATAATTTCTTTCCCTCTCCTAATAAGTGTGGTATAAAAATCATGCACCAAGCCGATCCGTTAACGCGGGTCGGTTTACTGTTTCCAGTGCGGAAACTGTTTTATAACGGCGAAGATAGCCAGAATGGCACCTCCAAGCACAGTAATAACCTTGGAAAAACTATAAAGGTTCTTCCCTGTCTTCCACGCACTGGCCATCTCCTGAAGGACATCGTTGTTCTGGTCAATCTTGATTTCAAGACGCTTGACATTCTCCTGAAGACATTTGATCTCTTCCTGAAGACGCCTGAAATCCTCATAGGAAACATAGTGGCTGTGACCCCTGTCACCCATCAGGATATCCTTCTGAAAAGGGTCGTGCACGGTGTGACGGAAGAAGGATCAGTATAGGTATATCCGCAGCATTGCCATACTCCATCAAGCGATAATCCTTCCATTAACTATAAGGTTGCCAGTAACATTAAGGTTGCCAGTAATATTAACAGTTCCCTTTGACATATCCAGCTTCGTTTCTATTGTTTTGCCATCGGGTGAGCGTTTCTCAATCACAAGAAAGTTCCCTGTTGGATCAAAATAGATAACGGCTCTATTAGCTCCTGTGTTATCCTTGAACACTATCTGCCAGTTACCACCAGATGGCCCTTGTTGAACGATAAGGTTAACAGAGCCAGAAAGATCACCCTTTGATATTATGGATCCTAAAACCGTCAAAATGCCGTTGATTGTTTCGTTGCCTGTGACGCCAAGATTGCCGTTCACTGTTTCGTTGCCTGTAATAACAAGATCACCCTTTGATATTATCGCTCCTAAAACCGTCAAAATGCCGTTGATTGTTTCGTTGCCTGTGACGCCAAGATTGCCGTTCACTGTTTCATTGCCTGTAATAACAAGATCACCCTTGACCGTGCCGCCTGTAATCGGAAGAACATCGCCAATGGCAGGAACATTCAGGTTCTTGCGGGCTTCCTCAGCGGTACTCGCTCCTGTGCCACCTGCATTGACAGGCCTTTTGGCATTCTGTGCCTCTGCCAGATCTTCAGAGGTGTTGTTCCAGGAGTCAGACCTGACAACATCGCCTGATTTTGCCTTTGTCCCCGCGGGAAGAGAATATATATTTCCAGTATAAGGCATGGAAACCTCCTTGCTTAAATAGAGAGTGATTTTGTGGCTATTGATTCAACCCAAGGGAAGCACGAATTGCAGATATCGTTGCGGGTGCAATTGGCCCAACGGGAGGTAAGGAAGGAACAGGAGCGGCCTTAACTCCACCGCTGATAATCAGCTTGCGCAATGCATCAATGCTTTCTTTCGTCATTGATTCCGACAGATTTTTGGCCCCATAACCAAGAGCAGGAAGAGCTACCCCAAGCATACCTCCTACGGTTGGCCCCATAGTAACACCAGCTGCCAAGGATGGGAACCCTGCTTTTAAAGCAAACCCTGTCATATTGGTCGGCGCAAGAGCACCTATTCCTCTGATAAAATTTTGTCCAGTTTTTCCATAAGCAACCGTATCGGCTGCAGCTTTTTCATCAGGTGTAAAACCCCTGCTTTTTACAGCGTTGTTTAATAAACCTTTTATCTTCTGTCTTGCTGCCATTTCTGTATTCCTCGAAACAGAAGCACCTGCATTGCGATCACTCTCTTCAAGAAGCCTGTCTACAGTCTCAAGTTTTCTCATCCTTCCCCAATAATCACGTGCTTCCTGAAGAGATGAAGAAGCCTGGGAACTGTCACCTGTTAAAACATCTCCTTTCTGAGGATTTGAAACAAGATCGTCAATCCTGTTCTTTATCATATCGGTAAGCATGTTGTTGGATGGATCATCTCTCCGATAGGCGTTGCCAGCAATCTTCCTGGCAATATCAAGATCATTCAGTGTTGCAGCATTTCCTCCCAAATCCTGTATATGACCAAGGGCTACTTTTGCCCCTGTTTGCAACTCAGGATGATAGCCAAAATTCCTGAATTCATCTCCCAAACGATCCGCCAGACCTTGCGTTGCCTTTGGAGAATATAAAACCCCCGCATCACGTGCCTTTCCATAGGCATTATCGGCAAGAGCACGAAGGTCATCAGCACTGGCAGGGCCAGATGTATTTCCTGTAACCCCTGGAATACGTGATGTTATAGCTTGCGAAACCTTTCCAATTCCCTTGCCCAGAACAGGAGCAGCAGCACCTCCAACAGCGCCCAATCCCCCTTCGATAAGGGCATTTTTGGCTGAGTTCCACAAATTCGCAGTATCAGAACCTGTAAAATAATCCGTTATCTTGTCCTTTATGTAGTTTGCTGTGCCATCGGCTAATCCCAGACCGCCATAACCTCCTGCCTGTTTCAGCATATTTGCACCAAGAGACGCTGTCTTGTCGCCCATCAGAAAAGGAGCCGTTACAGGTAGCATAGCACTCAGGCCCATAGTTCCTGCAATGGCTCCTCCCATATTTCCTGCACCATTTGCCCATGGATGATCCTGTTTATTCTGATCCCAGCCCTGCGAAACACTCTGGTAGTCTTTGGAAAAGTTATCAATCGGATGTCCTTCGTAAGCTGCCTTTCCCTCTGCTATGGCTCCCTTTACAACAGGGGCTAAAATATGCCCCGCAATAGGAACTCCTTCAGCAGCACCTTCTCCCGCGGATTCAAGAGCTCCAAGAGCACTTTTCCCGTACTGAGAAATCGTATCTGCCCATGAGGAAGGAGTTTGTTGCTGTTGCTGGAAATCTTCCCAAGGCTTACCATCCGTTGTCCCATTCTGGAAATCTTCCCATGGATAAGTCGTCATTACTGAATCCTTTCCCAACTTTCTTTTCTTGAGGGATCACCACCTTTAAATCGATGTCCCTTAGACACAAACCCAATAGGTGGAGCAAGTATTGTGCTTCCTGTTCCCCCCGTCTGCGTCTGCGGTTGTGCTCCATGGGGTTGTGATAGAGAGCCAGAACCTCGTAAGTTATTAAGCCCAAGATTGCTCTCGAGAGTTCTTATCTCCCTGAAAGCATCCGCAGGGCTATATTCATTGCTCAAAACATGCGAAGCTATGTCAGCCCTTCCCTGTCTGTATTGTACAGCCTTGCGTAAATTATCGATAATAAGCCTGTTGCCTTCAGCAGTATTGAGCAGATTAGGAAGAGACCTTAGGAATGACTGCCATTCAAGATTTGAGATACGGCCCATACCAGCAACACGCTGATGAGGAACAAGGACATTGATAAGTGCCTGCGCTGCCTGATAATTGCTTGTTTCAGGGCCTGTTTGTATGCCGTATTGCGCAAGTTTGCCTTTTACGCCGTTCCAGAAGCCCCCTTTATCACCCAAAAGACCTTCAAGCTCGTTAAGGCTCTGTGCAGCCAGATCAGCCTCCTTGCCATCCAGATAGTCCTTCTTGAAAAGATCCGCATTTGCACCAGCCAATTTAATGTCTGAAGCTTTTTCTCCTGCTGTGTAAGGGGTTTCTCCCTCTCCAAATTTCATCTCGGTTGGTGGGCTACCATCATTCCACTGTTGATATACATGGTGATCTCCATGAGCATCTACGGTCTCAACCCTTCCAAGAGAAGCTTTCGGAAGAGGTTCATTCGCCTTGCCTACTTTTTCGATATTGCCCAGTGGGATATTGACGGATCCGCCACCATCCTTTCTTACAAGAATGGCATATTGCTTTCCATCTGTTCCTTTTCCAGTTTGTGGTGGGAAATATATATCAGAAGACTTCCCCGTAAGAGCCTTGATAGCTTCCGCTTTTTCGTTTGTCGCCTTTGCCTCTGAAAGGGAAATAGCCGCCTGTCCCTTGGAAAGGTCAAGTCCGTATGAAGGTTCATCTACCTTGATCAAGTTGTCGATAGCCGCATTAGCTCTATTGAGGTCATGAGAAGAAGCCGCCGTCTGTAGATCAAGAAGATAGTCTTTGAAATTTGCCATTTGCGAAAGTGGTACGCCGTTTATAGGCACTGAAGAAGCATTGTACACGGGCGTCTGTCGTGGCTGTACCTGCGTCTGAGGCTGCGAAACAGGAGCCGCTGCATTATTTGCCTGCACAGGTGCCTTGAATGTGTAAGCAGGTGTGCCCAGAGCCTGCTGAACCTGTGACCCCTGTTGGCCCGCAGAAGGCAACATCGGATTGTTCTGAAGAGCAGACATGAGTGCAGCTTTCGGATCAAGGCTTGCAAGCTGGTTGCCAGAATTTTGCAGGTTGTTACTGTTCTGATAATACGCAAGCCTGTTTATGGTGTCATTGATACGTCTTTGCGCTTCACCGCCAGGTTTGTTATAGCCTTTAAACCTCTGCTCATAGTTTATAATGTTGGCTGCTTCCTCAGGAGATTGCGCATTCGCAAGCCCTTTTATCGTATCGGGGTAGGATTTCATAAAATATTCCGCTTCGGTTTCAGGAGAAATATTTGTCGTTGGTTCACCTTTCGAAGCCGCGTAGTTTTTAAGTCCTGTCCAGTTTGAGGCACCACCACCATCATGATTCTGGAAAAAACCACCTGAAATACCGTTAACATCCCACTCACCGTTGTTATATTTCCCACCGCTTTCATGCATGATCGTGGTATGAATGGTGGCAAGAGCATTGGGATTATTGTTGACGGATGGCGCCATGGCTGTGATAATACGCCTGATATTGTCTTCGGCATCTGAAGAAACATTCGCTGGTTGAACGGATGACATGGAAGATGGTGTCGCTATTCCCTGTCCGCCTGAAGATGGTGTTGGCAATCCCTGTCCACTGGCAGGAATGGCTGGCTGTGGCTGTGACAGTCCCGATAATCTTTGCTGAATTCTGTTCTGATCGCTCTGGTATGCCTGATTATTAATATCCACCCTGCGATTGTTCAGCTGGTTGATCCTTATGCCGTTAAACAGGTTACCAATACTACTACCTATGCCCGCCCATGATGAGGTATTACCCTGATTGATGTTGCCGATCTGATCCATGAGCTGTTTTTTATAAGCATCAATATCGCCCAGTGTATTGATATTCTGCGGATCGGGGCCGCCAAAAAAAGATAAAAGTCCCATTTTTAATATTCTCCCAATTCAAACAGACGACCATAATGAACACGCTTCAGGCCCTGATCGTCCACAGATACCGCTTCGGGACGAATATGTTCAATCTCCTGTGCCATGACACCAATTCTTCTTTTTTCAGGAGGATCATCAAGATACCGATACTCATACAATGTCCCTACAGGCTGAATATCTGTCTTGGCCCGTACATCAGAAAGAAGACCTAAACCAAAGCCAGCCCATTGAAGCGCGTTATCCTGTCCATTCTTCCATCTGGCAACCTGATCCGCGTAGCTGTTCTGCGCTATATTGCCGTAATTGACATCGCCAACATTCCTTGAAGGCGTGCCAATAAAGCCAGGATTCTGATTTTTGGCAATGTTCATCAGGGCATTGAGCTGATTGATACGGCTGCTGTTCAGATCACTGACGCGGTTCTGTTCCTGTCCTGCATTGAGAATGGCGGCCATATGCGCGTCATTCTCCTGCCTGTCCGCTTCATCCATCGCCCGATTGTAAGCTACAGAGCCAGGTTGCAGTCCCTGATTGGCAAGCTGTGTCTGCAACTGCTGGCGTCTCTGGTCAAGAAGAGGGTTCATACGCCCGAACAGGGCATTGGCATAATCCTGCGTATTGCCCGTGTCCAGCTTCAGCGAGCCTGCCCCCTGACTGGCAACATTGCCCAAGGTCTGCCGCGTTTGCGTATTCGTGTTATAAATTCCCTGTTCCTGCGGCGATAATGTCTGTGTCGCTGTATATTGGGGAATGCTGATCTGTTTCCCCGTATAGGGATCTGTAATGCTTGTCATTCCTGTCTGGCTATAGTTCAGTGTGCCATAAGGCGTCACCTGATTGACATTGCTTAAGGCAGATCCCGCCATTCCCGAGGCAATATTGCCTGCAAACTGCGCTCCTGCTACCTGATTGGGGTCAGGCGGTTTTGGTTGATGCTTTCCCATTCACTTTTTCCTTATTGAATTTATTATTCATCCATGCTTCGCGTGTGATTACATAAATATTCTCCGCTGCATTTCTTCCGCGTAAACGGGGTATGCGATAGCGGACACCTCCCAGAAGAGGAAGCCAGCGATGCTGCTGATCATCATCAGGAACACGATGCACAACCGCCTGACACTGCAATTCATCCCATGGATAATGATAAATAGCCTGTAAAATAAAACGGTTCAGCCAGCGGCGGTCATCGGATGCCCCCGATAATTCAATCACCTGTGCCAGAGGGCAGTAATTATGGTAAATAACCCCTGCAACAAGCACATCATCATTGACAATTCCCATGCTGGTAAAACGCTCCCATCCTCCTGCGCAGGCAGGAACGCGTTCCATGACAAAATGTGCAATCGCATGATTGATCTCTGGTGCTCGCTCTCCGCCCCAGATCATTCGCTTCATGCACTGCCTCCCTCAACAACAAGACTTGCTGCGCCAATTTCAATGTTCAATGCAAAATCCCCAGATGAAACAAGCACACAACCCACTGCAAGACGTCTTCCAGTCGCAAAGACATTCTGTCGTATTCCATACTCAACAGGCAATGCGCCTATGCTGTCAAATCTTGAAACGTCCCACGTGGCATTGTCCCACGTTCCCGAAGACTGCTTTATCTGATTTGCAGTGGTGTATAGCGGTACAGTTTCGTTTCCGTCTGATCGCGCAAAAAGTTTTACATTCGGTCTTTCAACTGATTTAAACAACATATGTGCGCTACAGGCACGTTTCACTCCCTCTGGATTATCCCCATAACTGAAAGAAGAAATGTAGGCCGCTGAAAAAGAACGTCCATCGTCTGTTCCTGATACATCAGCATGCCAAAAAGTCCCGCTATCATCCCCAAAATAAAGATTGCCGTCTGACTCGGCAAAGGATGTGGAATACCAGTTGGTGAAGATAGACCAGCTGTTGGTGAGAACGTTTAATACGAAATTTGTATACGGTAAAATATGACCGCTAAAGGATATAAGAAGACAATTTCTTGCTGGCCAGGTGATCATTGACCAGTTTGTTGAGTTAATGGAAACAGCCCTGCGCCATTCCCTTTCAATAGGACGGGATAAAAAGGAAAGTTGTGACGTATCCTTACGCCCCTGCAACAAAACCTGGCTCATCGCGATAAGACCATCCGATGTCGCAATCCATATGTCACTCCCGACATCTGCCAGTGCATTCCTGCCAAGAGGGCGTGCAATCTGATAAATCCCTTTCAGGGAAAAATCAGTGGCAACATCAGGATTATTTCCTGCATAAACAGCAATCTCTCCCTCGGTTGACAGAAAAACGCATAAGGCAGAAAGACCATCACCACTCTCAATCGACCATGAGAAGCCTGCAAGGAGTGATCCTCCCAACTGGAATATTCCTCCCAGAGGGAAAACATGCGCTGCTCCACCAGCGGCATCTGCATCAAGATACCAGGCGTCCATTGTCCCAGCCCCAACATACCATTGACGTCTTTTAAACAGCCAGCCGTAGAGAAGGCGAGAAGAACTCATCGTGTATTTTGTGTCAAAGGTTATGGCAGGAATATTGGCGCGCCATTGGGTACCATCATAAACCTGTCTTTCATCACGACCATTGACAGCAACAAGAAAAAAATTACCCACGATATTATGCTGAAATACGCACCATTCCCCTGAACTGAGACCCGAAACAGAAGCCGTTGTCGGATTGGGAAGGACTGCCGCCGTGGACATATCATAAATTGCCGTGTTTGTTGCTGCGAATATTTTTCTGATATCCCCTTTTTTATAGACAAAAGTTGAAACAACAGCACCGCCATCAGCCAGAAGAGCTTTTCTTATGGAACCTCCCCGTATGGAAGCTCCATTGACAGTTGGCCAGAAGTTTCTGAGAACCCGAGCCGATCCCGCTGTGCCATCCTGAAAATCCTCTACAGTAACCAGACCTTTTACAGGCGCAGGAAAGAGTGCAGGTGACGACAATACATTCGATCCCCTGTTATTGACAGGAGAAGTTTTTCTCCATTGCCTTGTTGCCATCAGGAATCCTCAAAAAGTGATGTCTCAAGAGCCAGAGATCCCTCAAATTCCTGCAGTTCATCCTGAAAGACCAACCCTTGCGAACGCCGCCATCGCCAGAGAACATTCTTCACCAGCAGATGTTCAGGAAAAACAGGAACATCATCATCAAGGGATATCATCGCCTTGTTCTTTCCGTCACTCCCGAGAATCCAGTGATATGAAATGTAAAAAAACGTCACGGGAGAAGAAAAAGACGAGAGTCTGAGTGTCTTGCCATCCAGAAAATACCAGAGGGAAGAGGAGGATTTACGGATAATTTCCCATGATGTCGCTGCCATGACAGGACGTGCAAAAGAGCCATCGGCCATCATCACAGCCCCTTTTCCATAAACACGCCTGAAGTCAGGGGGAACAATAAACGTGTCACTGGTCACTGGCACCTGTCTTATAAGAGAAGGCCACTCCGCACGGAGACTGATTTCATTGCCGCCTTCTGTCAGTAATGTCATCAACAGGGCACAAGTGTCATCGTTATTGCCATAAAACTTGTCAAAGCGGGATAAAGCGGCAAGATCGCAGACTTCATTGACAATGGAAACAATCGTCATGGTGTTGGGCCTCCAACAATAATTCTTTTGCCGCTGTTCCGAAACCTTGTATCTGACCGCTGCAGGGATTGAACCGCTGCATCATACAGCTTCATTGCCGAAGTCACCTTATCCGTATTCTGTTCCCACAATCCGATCTCGCGAACCACACCGTACAGGTAAATGTCGTAGCCCTGATCCAGAAGCCAGTTTTGAGGTGCAACAACAGACAGCGAAGGGAGCCGCCCATAATAGGTTATGGTTATTTTGGCAGCAGAAGGAAAACCAGAAACACGGATAGTGCCCGATAAAAGGATAGTGCCCCTGCGTCCCTCGTTAAAGGCATCAAGGGGAAGACAGACAAGAACACAATTCCTTTCGTCCCTGATCTGAATGATCTCAAGACAATCGTTTGGCACTGATACCATACCGTCGACAAGAGCAAGAGAAGTCTGCTTTTCCATTCCTGACAGACGCAAGTCACGGTTCAGAACAGACTCAACACGCCTCAGAAAACCAGGAAAAAGAGGGATAATATCTCCCTTATCCGAATAATGAACCGCATCGGCAAGCAAGGTGCCATAATCATACGCGCTCAAACAGAACCCTCCGATGTTCGAAACGCACGATTGTCACTGTCGTTCATCCATCTTCTGACCCATGTATGATCTTTATTGTCAAAGGCTTCCATCAGCCCGCAGTCATGAGCAAGATTGGCAGGAACATCGGCAACAAGCCTGAAATTATCATTCAGACCATATCTTGTATTCTTGCGACTTTCCTCATTTCTTGCCAGCAATGCCTCCACGGGACAATCAACACGAAAAATGTCGTATGTGCCGTCATTCATATACCAGGTAGAAACGCCTGTCTGTGGATTCCAGTCAAATAGAACCCAATCACCATCACGAACAGGAGACATTACGTTTCTCCTGAAATAATTCTGGCAGTTCCTGAATTAACGTATTCCTCTCCAAGAGATTGTGGTATTTTTATCTTCTTTCCTGCATCAACCTTCTCTCCATCAGGCCCGCACCATGAATCACGGTACAGCTCAACCATAACGACAGGCTCTACAGGTGCAGAAGATTTAGTCCTGCCATTCCCATTCTCCTTGCCAGTGACATCAGCATTTTCTGTATTGATTTCATCAGCCATTTCTATTTCTCCTTTAACATCAGGTTCCGCTGAGATCAGCAATCATGCCGATACCTTTTTCATTCTTCACCTTTAATGCTCCCTCACAGACAACGGCAGCCACTTCACCATCCGCATTCGATGTCACTTTAGGATTTGGCGCGATCGGGCGAAGATTAAGCCACTGCAACATTTCCTTATCAATAAAGAAAGCATTTGTTCCCAACGAAGGATTTCTCATAACCCTGTTAGCCTGTGCCCTTATCGGGCCATACTGACCTTCAAAGAATTTTACGGAAGACGAAATCGTATTTCCTTTACCAGGTGTTACCTCGCTCCTTAAAGGAATAATATTACTGTCGCTTTTAAGATGAGAAAATGACGTAAAAACACCTGGAGACATGACAATATCGCTGAAATTTGCTCCATTCTGATAGCCAAGCTGCATGACGTTTTCGAGTTGGGAAAGAGAAATAGTCCTTGGCGTTCCTGCTTTTGGTGCCGTTGTAACACCACCAGAAAAACCGCCACTCTGCCCACCTGTGCCACGATCAACATTACTGGTAAGCCATGTTGGAAGTCCACCACTCCTGCGAACAGTTGCACTTCCATTCGCAGAAGGAGTTGACGCGACAATAGAATATTCAATATCCGTCTTGATCTCTTTTAATACCTTCATCATCTGGTATTTTGGTGAATATTCATCATCGGCAGTATTAACTGCAATTTGGGTATTTGATATGCTGAAGGTTTTAATAAAAATCTGCGTATAATTGCCATATCTTTGAACGACAAGCGGAGTGTTATAAGTGAAAACTTCTGCTTCAATATGGGCATTATCGGCAGGTGGATTTAAGGTGTCTACTGCCCATTCAGGATGAATAGAGTTTGTTTTACCTTGCCCTATCATCGTCAGAATGGGTGTATCAGAAGGGGCTATATTCGATATTCCCTTATCCAGCTCCTCACGGTTTGTGTTCGACATGGAAGTGATAAAAGTTTGTAATTGTGTTGCCATTTCATTTCTCCTTTATGAGGCATTTTTTTCTATTGCATCAAGAAAAGCCATTGCTGCTTCATGCGTCTGTTCCTTTGCCAGCCTTTCGTTCGCCCGTTTTATAGAATGACTTTTATCCTTTATGACTGTACCTTTCTTGCTCATACTCACAGGCGGTGCCTTTACAGCTTTCTGTGCTGCTTTTTTCTCCGCTTCCTCCATCTTCAGACCTTTCATGGCATAATGTGTGAGGACGTAATAGCGATGGTCAGAAAGCAAAGAGGGAATCTCATTGTCCGTAACACCGATATCTTTCGAAAAACGCACGGCATTGTTGCGAAAGGTCTCAAGCTTTGCCTTGTCATTCAGTTCAGGAAGCCATTTAACAAGTTTTGAATATTCCTCCAGATTTCTTTGCTTTTGCTGATCACTGTCCGTTTGCTTCTTGTGTGCCTCTGCTTCCTGACTGATCTTCTGGGCAGGAGAAGCGATATTCAGAAGGTTCTGGAGTACACCCATCCAGTTATGATAAGCCACATATTGCTGATTATAGGCTGATGGATCAGTCTGCTGGAGAGATGCATTGGGTGCAGGAACAATGTCACTCAGCAATTTAACGATATTCTGTGTAACCTGTGCAAGATGGTTGGCATCGGCGGCGACCTTGTCCCGAAGGCCAATAACATTATGCGCTGCCTCGGCTATATCGCCATATTCCTTATAATTGTTTTTTAGCTGGCTGAGCCTGACCTTCCTGCCTTCGGCAATCTCGAATTCGGGGTCTTCCTCTTCACCTTCACCATCGGATGATCCAGCGGGTTCAACTCCTTCGCCTTCGTCTTCACCTTTGTTCTCTTCAACATCTTCGTCCTCCTCCTGTTCTTCATGATCCTGTGTATCAGCAACAGCTGCTTCCACGTTGGCTTTTTCCTTCACAGGGAAATTGACAACTTTTTCATCATCTGCCTTGGCTGAAGCGACAAACTTCCCATCATCGCCACGCTTTCTTTCCTTGATGACTGGTTTTTTTATTTCCTCTACAGGAACTTCATTTGAAGGAGTTGTTTCAGTACCCAACTCTTTCATGAAATTCCCGAAGCCACCATCATCGTGAGGCAAAGAATTCTCATTCCCGCCCTTGGGGCTGGTCATTTCTTCCATATTTTATTCTCCTTGTATGTTCAGGCTTTTTTAGCCAGTTTTTCAAGATACGCATGAAAACTGCGTATCCCTCTTGCTTCCGCTGCCGCTTGTGCCCGTCCTTCGTGATCAAGCCATGCTGCATGCAAACAACGATCAACGGCACTTGTTTCAAGATCCTCAAAAAAGCTGTTGAAAAGCGGATGGGCCAGAAGATCGCGTGCCATGGCGATCTTCTCTTCCTCGCGCAACTCTGCTCTTTTTAAACGAAAACCTGAGCTCATCCTGGTTGCCCTCCAAAGTGCACACTTCCAGACATGCCTGAAGGAGCCAGGGCGATCTTGTCCGCCTGTTCCATATCAAGCTGTTTGTTCTTCAGGGCTGTTTCTGTTGCAAATTTCTGCTGCTCAAAAGCCAACTTCTGCTGACTGTCTGCTGCCCTCTGCTGGCGATCCAGTGCTTTTTCGTTTGCCTGTGCCTGTGCCTTTGCCTGTATCTTTGCCGTTTCTGGATCAGTTTGCCCGGCTGCTGCCTGCAAGCGTTGCTGGATCATCGCAGGATCGGGATGTGTAAAATACTGCTCAACATTCCTGATCCCTGCCGCTTCAACAAGTTTAACAAGCGCGTTCCAGATATTCTCGGAGGTCAGGAAAGGATTGTCAGGCCCGAACATGCTGTATAATGTCTGCTGTAGCTGCTGAATATGACTGATCACCATCATGTCGCGCTCTTTTGTGCCACTCCCCAATCCCGTATTGACTGTCACATCCATGTCCGTATTCCAGACACGCGGATCAATCTTGACCCACTGTTTGCGAAGCCTTACTGTTCGCGGCTTGTCCTGATGCTGGGTGATCAGCCTTAACACGCCACGAAACATCGCCTTCAGCCCATGCGCCAGTGTTGCAACCATCAATTCCGTTTGTCCGATACCACCCTGATTGATCAGGGCCGTGGCCGTGGCCGTCATATTCTGCAAGGCTTCAGGATCAAGTCCGCTTGATGCGTCCGATATCCCTGTGCGGATCACCAGTTCACGATCAAGATACTCCATAAAGGGAAATGACTTATCGGCAACCATCGGTACAACATGCGTATCAACTGCCTGCGAAGGGAGATAACCGCCCTTGATAAAAACAGGTCTGTCGATGTCCTGTTCAAGAAACTCATCAACATTTTCAAGAACATCAGGATTTACGATCGTCCGTGGTATATTCTGTAAATAAAGGTTGTCAAAAGACTGCCTCAGAATAACCGTTTTCTGCTCCTGAATATCGAAAACATCATCATAAATACTTTCACCTTCGAACCTGTGCGGATAACGCCTGCAAATGAGAGAGGCAAAGGGGGCTTCGTCCCAGGGCTCATTCTCCAGAATATTCCCGGCACTTCTCCCTCCCGCCATCACCACACGCCGAAGTTCGGCAATACCGTCATCATCATCATCAATCCGTACATACAGCTCGTAATAATCAATTTCCTGTAATGACCGATCGCTATAGCTCATCCCGTCAAACGTCTTTTTGTTCTCTACGCTATCACCGAGAGGCAACGCGTCCACAACATCACGATCATAACCCATCTCAATCAGATCAGAACGCCTGAGCTTTGTCTGTCTCCCGACAAGAACCGCTTCCTTAATTGTCACGGCTTCAGGGGATATCAGAAACTCCTCAGGTGGCACCGCTTCAATACGGACACGGCTATCAACATATGTCCTTCGTATACGCACATCATGCAAAACTTCTTCTGAACCATCAGGCATCTTCTGTGGTTGTTCGCTGTGCTCCAGCACATCAACATCGTCATTTGATACCAGCATCACAAAAGCCGTTTGATCCAGCCCCGTATACAAATCCGTTTCGGTTTTCTTCCTGCTCTCATATCTCCACGTCAGAAAACCATTTCTGAGAAGAAGCGCATCATGCAAGGCTTCCTCAACCGCTTCGTAGCCGTGTGATTCAGGAAAAACAATCTCATTGACATAATCTGTTGCCTGATCTGCCTCGCCCTCGTCCTCTGGGCCTACAGGCTGATACTCGACAACCTTGTCGCTTCCTATCAAAACACGTCGTAATGATGGTAAAATCTTCGCAATCACTCCACGAATGTCCCGGGAAACAGCATGAGATCGACCCTGTTTTGTCACCGCATCAATCGCTTTCATAGTACCATCATAATACGCACTGGCCTTTGTTCTATAAGAGCTTCTCTCCGTATTCTGTTTTTTGGCATCGTCAAGCAGTTTTGAAACCTGCGAGGCAAAATCATCATCGCCCATCGTAGACACGATTAGTAAACTCCTGTTGATTTATAGGATGAAACTCTTGTTGCGCGTGGTGTTTCATAAGCCACGGCCATTAATCCAAAAGCATCGGCAGCATGGCTCGACCAGTCATGTTCTGGCCCAAGGCCATAATTCCGTTGTTCATCACGTTTCTCATGATACCAGCCCAAAGCCTTTAATCCTGCTTCTGTTGTTGCTTCATTGAACCACATCATTGGAAACAACCGCCGCACTGCCTCTATCCGTGCAGCAGCTGCACCCTTCCCCTGATTGGGAATAACCGTCACAACATAGCCTGCTTGCCGCAAGGCACTCTCATACGATACGTTGTAGACTCTATCCTGTGTCGCTCCATCGTGAGGTAGCCATATCTGCGCCCGTTCAGGCGTATAGCCCTTCGAACGCAACCAGTTCACATGCGTTGCCAAAGGTTGTCCCTGTGCCTCGTAATAATCAAGAACACGGATCTCACGACCCACAAACTGGCACACCCATAAGGCAAAGGCATCAGAACGTGCGCCTGTGCCGCCAATGTCAACAAACAGGCGCAAGCTCATCAGCGGGTCAGCACCCACCTTGCCAATGCGCTGCTCTTTTCGTGCAACGGCAAGACAGCCTGCATAATAAGCTCCTTCGGCGATGCTAATATAGTCGCCTTCCCAGATATGTGCGTAAAGATCAGGCTGCTTATGCAGACAATCCAACCGCTCCTGCTCAAGTTTCGCAGGAAAAAAAGAATTATCGTTCCAGTTCGCACGAACAACAATCGCGCCCGTAGGTAACGCTGGGCCACGTAATAAAACATCTATCGGATCATTCTCATGCCTTGGGTTCCAGCTTGCCCAGATCTCCGAGCTCTCCGCACGTATTGTCGGACGGAGTAATGTCAACGATTGCCTCGATAACGTTTGCGCTTCCTCAATCCATGCGCGACCAAAGCCTTCCAGTGATTTGATACTCTCCGCCGTATGATCCTGAAGACCCTGAAAGATAATAACCCCGTCCCCAGGCGTTTTAATCCGATCCTTGTAAACCCGAAAGCCGTGTTTTACTCCCAATCCAAAATCAGCAAGCTTCTTCTCAATCAGACGTTTCGCCGATTGTTCAAGTGACTTCTGAACCTCGCGGACACAGACAGACAACAGGCCTAGATGCTGAAGATGATGCAAAAGCAAAAGACTGGCAAAAAAATGTGACTTTCCTGAACCACGTCCACCATAAACACCCTTGTAGGGTGCAGGAACCGTCAGGGGACGAAAAACCTTCGGAATATCAATCCCGATCAATCAACAAACCTTACAGTCACATTCAGGGAAACAGGAGAGCCTTCCTCGTCTCCTGAAACCTTCGTCACAGAAGGCAACAAAGACGCAACAATCTTCATATATAAACCAGGAGCTTCTTCACGAACACGCGCAATAACCTGTATGCCTTCCGTTTCAAAATCACAGCAAAGAGCGTTGATAAAATCATCGCAAATCTTGTTCCTTGAACCTTTAGTCCTCCCTTTTGGATTGCCAGATTCTCCAGGCTTAAAACGCGTATCCCTGTTCTTTTCTTCCATCGCCATAACAATAAAAAAACCGCCCAAAAAGGCGGCTCAAAAACATATAAAAAAAGCACTACACACCCTCAGGCATGCAATGCTGCACATAAGTGTCAAGTAGGCATTTGGGTAAACCAAGTCAAGAGGCTGTCAATAAAATATTAAACGTCCTTACTCTTATATCCCCAATAAATAGCTAAATCTTCAAGACAGTTCTTAATATTGGATGCAATTATATTTTTCTCATGTTTTGTATGTCCCATATCCGATATCGCCTTTCCCTGCCCTGCGACTGCAATCATCAGTCCATAAGCCCGAACGCCCAAAAGATTACGACAGGCAACAAGCTGCTGCAACGCTGACATACGATTCTCCGTTATCCCGTCATTCCTCGCGCCACCATCAACACGAATCCCATCAAGGTTCACGCTTACATAGTCCATGCCGCCCGCAGCTTCCCATAAAGCACGAAATCGTACCGCAGCACGCGCCTGACAGGCATCAATATGGCCGCGTACCGCCAATGTCGTTATCGCACTCTCTCCAACGTTAACATGTGCCATAATATGACGCGGATTGGTGACGCTCTCCCCATGCGATGATAAATACAGCGGGTTCTCAACCTCTACACAAACAATATCATTCTTCCTGTGCTTCAAGGACAAACTCCAAAAACAAAACCTGCTATTCCTTTACCATAATAACACAAACCTTGAAACCCCTCAAAATCCTGCCTTTAAACAAAACAAATCCATGTTTTTTGGCCTACAAGTTGGTCGAAAAAATCAACATGGATTCTTCTCAAGTGTATTTTTCTTTCGTAATTCAAATAAAGCATATTGCTTTGAGGCTTATACAAAGCTAAGATAACCATGTTTATCTTTGATAAGTTGATAACCTTTTTTAGGATATATTATTGCTTTTATTGGAGAAGATTGATGTCTTACAGTGTCAAAGGTAAGGTACTTGGGGGTTCACCTAACATTAAAGTTAGCGATAGAATCTATGAATTAACCCAGTTAGAAGTTGAAAAGCTTACTAAAAACATTAGTGAACCACCGGTACCAGTAGAGTCGATCGCCAATAATCTAGGTATTGAAGTTCGTTATAGCCCCATGGGACATGAATATACTAATCTTGTCTCAGGTGTAATACAGCTTGACGAACCCAGAATAGTTGTAAATATGATAGATAGTAAAGAGGATATAGCTTTTACTATTGGACATGAAATTGGACACTGGATTTTGCACAAAAATTTTTCCGATCCTGATTCTACAAAACACGATAAAATGTTGCGGCTCAAGACAGATAAAGAAACGATATTGGAAGCAGAAGCCGACTTTTTTTCTTTAAATCTTCTTATGCCGTATAAGCTTCTTATGCCTATTGTTATCAAAGGAATAAATATTTCTAGTCTTGCATCCATTTTTTGTGTTTCTAAAGAATATGTACAAAAAAGATTAGAAAATATTGATGCTGAAGTAGAAGATTATCTTGACGCTATTGATATTAAAGAAATCATGGATTCTTATAAGAAAAACCCAGACAAATGGGTGCGTGGTAAACAACTTGAAGAGAGAATCCAACGCTTAAGGTATTTATGACCATATGTTTTTCTATCGCCTATTCAGAAGAATCATTAAAATACCTTGAGAATATCCAATCCAAAAACAGGAAACAAATAATAAATAAAATAGCTTCTTTGGCTTCCAATCCACGTCCTTCTGGGGTTAGAAAAATTAGAGGCATGTCAGAGATCAGCAATAATCCAGGTTACCGTAAAAAGGTTGGAAAGTATCGTATATTGTATTGTATTAATGAAAGCCGTAACGAAATATTTATTTTCAAAATACAAACCAGGGATAAGGTATATCTTAATATCAAACACCTAGAGCTATGACCCTGAAAGATCCAGGAGAGATAAATTGTTCTAATTTCTCTTTCGCTTTCTCTCCGTTAATGCTTAACAAATCAACAACATTCTCGTAACCTTTTAAAGAATAACTTATCAATGCCATAACCAAAAAAACCAACAAGAGTTATCATTAAAAGCGACATTAATACCATCAAAAAACCTTGAATAGCCATAGAAACATATATGTAGAATAGCATCAGTTAACCATGTATACTATCATCAGGTAGCCAATTACCAACTCTACCAATATCACCATTAATGCAGACACCACGATAGCATAGAATACAACTTGACTCTTCAACCCTCTTCATCCACAATATCAATATGTCTACACCTGCAGAAAAAAGAGAAACGCCTCCGAAGAGTTCAATGGAAGCAAGAGTCGTACGTCTGGAAACAGGCTTCGAATATCTGGCGACAAAAGCCGACATCGCTAATGCCGAAAATCGTTTGAATGATCGGATAGCAAACGTACGCACTGAGATAGCAGAAGTCAGGACTGAAATAGCACATGTTGAGAAACGCCTGACTGATAAAATCTACAACGTATCGTATCTTATATTTGGTGCTCTTGCTGCCCTCGCAGGACTTATAGCCAAAGGCTTTCACTGGATCTAAATTTTACGACAAACTCAACCCTTGACTCTTCAACCCTCTTCTTTCATAATCAACCCATGTCAAACACCGCTGAAAAACGTGAATCATACGACCGCACAAATGATCATGAAGTGCGTATCACCCTCCTTGAGAGAGGGCTCGAGAATATTGATAAACGTTTCGATAAACTTGAGGCGAAGATAGATACGAGTATAGCCGCTCTCAGCAAGGAGATAGCAGCTGTTAATACAAACCTCAGTGCGAAGATAGAAGTGCAAGGCAAGGAAATAGCCGAGATAAAAGGTAAAATCCTTGGCATTGAAGGAAAGCTAACCAACATACCTACCACGATTCAGATTGTAACGATTATCTTTGTTGTTATGGGAGCCAGCTTTACTTTACTCAGGTTTGGAGCACCTTTTCTAGGGCATTGATTCAGCGTCCGCCTGTCACTTTTGGAGCACAAATTCATTTGCCAGTCACTTTTTGAGGGCAAAAAAATCAGCCTATATCATTGCATTTCGGCCTGTTCATCTGCTTCGGCAGCCAGCTCAACAACATAGATCCATAAAAAAGCCTCAATCAACGACAGAGCGTATTCCCTACCGATAGGCAACATATCTGCTTTTAGCAGATGGTTATCAATGTAATCCTCTGCACTCCAAAGTTTGCGAGTCAGCTCTGGATTGAAAGGCTCTATCCGTAACATGACTGTTTCAAAAACCTCGTTTGCCCTTTCGATGAAATCTATTCGATCCTCTTCACTTAATGGAAGCGATGTAATTTGTACATCTTGGTGAGCATTTAATGTTTTCATCTTTTAAAAATTTCTTTTATACAAGGAAACGTCTACCCTAAGTTGCTATATTGAGATGCTCAAAAAATATTTTATTTCTTTCTTCAGCGTCTTGAAGAAGATCATCCCACCCTATTATTTCAATCGAGCCTTTAGCAATACCCGAAAGTGGTGTATATCTACCTCTTCCGTTTAAAGTGGTCATCCAGAGAGTATCTACCTCTTCCAAGAGGTCGCCTATAATATCAGCTATAATATAGCATCTAAATTTTACGCTATTTCTATCTACTACTATCGGTCTTCCATTAATATCAATCGCTTTTCCATCTATAATATTTTTGATATATTTATTTATCTGTTTGATCACAGACATTTCATATTTAGTACGTCCTGGTTTTTTAAATTCAGCAAGAAGAATTTCAGAATTATTACCATTATAACTCAAGCCATAAACACTATCAAAAACAACAACATCTGCTCTGGTTTTATCTCCTGCAGCTTGAGTTATTTTTTTGGTTTCTATATCAGAACAAAAATATTTCGAGTAAGTCATCCGCTCATCAATAACCCATAAATTATGAGAAACAGCTTCAGCTTTTTCAGAAGTTCCTTGAATGTTAAAAAGAGAGTTTGATTTTCGGGGACAAATTATATCGTGTAAAAAGCGTTCATCTACATAAGTGAATTCGCCATCATTCCTTTGTTTAACACGCATTAAAATGGTTTTTAAAATCTTCAAAATACTTTTGCGATGCACAACATATTCAGCAAGGGATCTTGTTTCAGATTCTGAAACAGATTTGCTTAATGAAGATACCTCTTCTTTTAAGAACTCAATATTAAATTTACTATTATTTAATGTCTTTAATACTTCTTCTATTTTTTCTCTTTGTTTTTTATCAACTCTAAACTTCTCAACAGAAAGTGCTTTATAAACACCTTCTTTATTGTTTGCGTCATTGGGAACTTTTTCTAACAAATAGTCTAGAGAAGCAAACCCATATGATGGGCTACTCTGAATGATATCTATAATAAAACCCTTTTGTTTCTCTCGATGTTTTTTGACAGCATCTTCAATAAAAAAATTAATTTTTTCTATGCACACATCGTTTATTATTTTATGTTTGGTCTCTTTACCAAACATAAACATCGTTCTATCTTGGTTTACATTTTCATCTAGGTAAGAACCTGTAATTATACCGTGTAAAACTTCGTTTTCGTTTTCCCCAAAAGCCCCAAATCCTAATCTGTTATCTAAACTTTGAGAAAGTACAGTCCTTTCGTTGGCTATAAAATGCATATGGTTTGCAGAGGAAAAATTAGTACTTGTTTCTGCTTTGCATCTAAATAATTGTAAAGAAAAATCTCTCCCAAAAGAAGACTTCAGAGATTGAAATTCTCGGCGCTCAATAATATTTTTTTCTATATATTTAGGGAAAACAGCAGTTTCTTTATTAAAGTGTAAAACAATATTTGGGACATTGTCTTGAACAAATGTAGTAATAAAATGTGAGGAAAAATGCTGGAATATATCTTCAAAAGACATAGGAAACTTATCTCTATACTTTCCTTTTAACCCTTTAAAACTTATAATTACACCAGTTTCTTCCCCAGAAGTTTCTTTATCTTCTTCATCTTTTATTTGGTTTTCGTTGGAAAGAACAAATTTAAATTTTTTGATTCGTAAACTATTATCTGTTAAATATACACTTTGAATATCAATGCTCTCAAAACAATCAAGCCACGATATACGTCCTATACCTTTACCTCCTATTTTTTTCTTATGATCTGTATCAAGAGTACAAAATGCATGGTAATTATCTTTATCAAGCCCTATACCATTATCTGTAATTGTCGCAGAAAATGATTCATTATTATGGTTTATATCAATAATAATCTTACCTGATTCTTTAACTCTATCCCCATATTTTTCTTTTGTAGAATGAATAGAATTACTTACCGCTTCAAACAACGGCATAAGACTGTGCGGAATAGTGTTTGGCTTAGGAAGTCTTGCTACTCGGCTAATAAAATCTGATCTTAAATTTGCCATGAAATGACTACCATAAATAGAGAATCGATTAGTCATTACTAAATCCTTTGTAATAAATAATAAAGTTTCTTCTTTAAAAAATAAAAAATAATATGTTTTTTTAAAAAATAGTTTTCAGAAAATGGGCTTTCCTTATTCAAGGATTCTGCTCTAACCCTGAATAACAGGTGTGTTAATCTTCTCATCAGAACGGCTGTCAACGGTGATCCATAAACACACAATTTGTCGGCGGAAACGGGACGACAAATCATTTTGTCGGCGGAAACGGGACGACAAATCATTTTGTCGGCGGGTAAAGTGTTAATTTATTCAGAAGCACCAGAATACTGATTAGTTTCCTGTAGTATCTGATAAAATTCTGGGAAGATATACAAGGCTGGCTTGTTTCCTGATGCATTTTGCTTTTTTAGAATAATACCCGCTTTTTGAAAAATCTTTAGTATATCCTTAGCAGTAGTCTCTGAAAGGTTGGTTTTTTCACGTAACTGGGTAGAGGTGAAAGCAGGTTTTTCAAAAATGAAATCCAGTGTTCTTATCCCGTTAGGGGATTTTATTATTCCTAAAACTCTTTCCTTAAGACTACCGTATAAATCCCATATCTTGCGGGCTTGCCTAAAATTCTCTTTTCCCTGAAATTCTACTGCTTTCAAAAAAAACTCAATCCACCCCTGCCAATTACCATCTCGTGATACTGACAGCAAATTTTCGTAGTACATATCTCTATTCTGTTCAAGATAGGCACTAATATAAAAGCAGGGAGACGTAATAAGACCGTAATAAAACATGATAAGAGGGATAAGCAACCGCCCAAGCCTTCCATTGCCATCCAGAAAGGGGTGAATACATTCAAACTCGGCATGTATAATTGCCAGTTTTATATAATCGGCGTAGGGAATTCGGTCGGAGTTTATATATTCTTCCAATTGACCCATCGCATCTTCTATTTCTGGCCAGTTACAGGGAATAAACTTGGCGTTTTCCAAAATTATATCGTTACCTATCCAAACGGGCTCCCGCCGATATAGCCCAGGAGATTTATTGCGCCCACGAACACCTTGCATCAAAACTTTATGCGCCTCGCGCATAACCCTGCCACAAATTGGCAGCTTTTCTTCCAATATTTTATCTGTTGATAATATAAGAGCGTTACGATAGTTTATAACTTCTTCATAGTCAGGGTTAATGCTTTTGTCTTTTTCTTCTGCTTCGAACTCAAGGACTTCGTCTATTTCTGCCCGGGTTCCTTCTATACGCGTAGAAAATATCGCCTCTCGAGTCGTTAAACTGAACATAAAAACCACAGGATTTGGTAAAACATGTAAAAAACCATCATACCTTGATACAGACGCAGCAGCTCTTTCAGCCAAAATAGAAAGGCGAAGGATATCTATGTTTTTTGGAGGGAATCCCTGTTTTCGGTAATGAACTGGGGGCATATAAAAATATTTTCCTATGGCTCTCATAAAGAGTATTGTTTTATAGATAATTCTTAATTCTTCAGCTGTTAAGAATCTATTGACTTTTTTTATTTTCTTTTCATCCCACCCCTTCTTTCAATTCAAGACCATAGACTTTCATCAGAACGGTATGTCATCGTCCAGCTCCTGCTCGTAGCTGTTATGCCCTGAACCGATCATCGTGCGTTTGTCATCAGGATCACGCCTGATGCCACTCTCCCTTGTGCGTACCGTGCCGTAATCATCCTCACGAACCGATGAGCCAGAGCCCTTCTCCTTCACATCCTCAAGTGTCAAACGACCATCATAGGGACGCAAGACAATCTCCGTTACAGAACGTTCAATGTTGTTTTTATCCGTATATTTCCGCGTCTCAATAGAGCCTTCAATACCGACCTTGCTGCCCTTCTTCACGTAGTTTCTTACAACATCAATAATATGCTGGTTAAAAACAACGATCCGATGCCAGTTGGTGCGTTCCTTCCTCTCTTTCGTATCCTTGTCCGTCCATCGCTCGGAAGTCGCCAGATTAAATTGCGCAACATTCGTGTCATTGTTCAATGTCCTGATCTCAGGATCACCGCCAACATGGCCCAATAATATCGCCCTGTTAATGCTCATTGAAAATACTCCTGTCATAAAGCCATTTCATGCTGCTTTCCAATCCTTTTTCGGACATAATCCCGTAGCAAGTTCCCAACTTCCTGTCTTTCCTTCTCCCTCTCTTCACGCGTTTCCTCTTCCCTGACAAGATCAAGCCTCGTAGCCAAAATATTACTCCTCTCTTCAAAAAGCCTGCCAAGCCTGCTCTTTAAAACTTCAAGAACGCCAATAAAAACCTCCGCCTCTTTCCTTACAAGAGAGGCCAAAACAGAAGGAAGAGGAACAACTCCCTTAAGAATTTCCCTGTTGCTGGAATACATCCCAAAGACAAGATTATCCGTAACTTTTTGCAAGGCCCATGAAGGTAATCCCTGAAGCGAATGAAGATAAACATCAAGGTATTCTTCCTCAGGAATCTTCAGGGGAAAAGACATAAAAGCCTTATAAAATCTTGAAATACAGGCATGAACAGCATTCCTGTCAATGGAAGGGTTGTCCTTCTTCATGCAATAAATCTCTTCCTTCGTTTCCTCTATTTTCCTGTCGATCAATGTAATGGACTTTTCCAGACTGGTAATCTTCTCGGGAAAGCTCAATCGTGTTCTTGTACTCATCATTTCCTCCATCAAGCGACAAATCCAGTTTTCTTAAAAATTCCTTATGTTCACGAATAGCAGCCTCTTTCCTCGAAGGCGGATCATGACCTTGCAAAACAGGCTTGACTTTTGGTGTATAGCCATTCCTGTACCCTTCAAACAGCCCATCACTGATAAAGCGGCACATGTGCTTCACAAAATGATCGGTTATATCATTGTCCCTGCAATAGCTCACAAAATGTGGAATAGCCTTTGAACAAGCCTCTTTCTCTTCATCGTCAAGCTTCTGCCAATTCGCAAAAGCCTGCTTCTTCGACATGTTCGGATGGGTCGGATAAGCTTGCCATGCCTCCTCAAAAGCAGCTGGATAAACAAGCTTCTTCTTCGGTTTTTGATGGGCTTTGCCACCGTTTTGTTGAGGTTCTTCTCCTGAAATTGCTGCTGAAAAAACCAGACTTTGCCCAGCGTTTGCTATGCATCTGCTTTCGTTTTGATCAACGTTTGTTGAGGTTTTGATATCAGTGTGATTGTCAAAATCCTCAAAATCAGAAACCGACAAATCTGAACGAAGTGAAGATTTATTATTTTTATTTTGGTTATTGGTTATTGGGTTATGGTTAGTTGAACGTTCGTTAAGCGAATGCTCAGCGACCGTTGAACGTTCTTCATGAAAATGATCAACATCATTATCATCATTCAAATGAATTACTTTTGATTGACGTGAAGCAACTGAAGCAGCGGCTGCTGATTTTGCCTTCTCGCTTTTAGCGTAAAATTTCTCTATATCTTCTTCACAACGGCTATTATACCAACCGTCATCTCTTTTATCGAAAAAAAGATCAAGAATTTTATAAACTGCATCGAATTGTTTCTTTGTCTTTGCTCCTATTGAAAAACATATCTCTTTTACATCAAGAGGCAGACATTTCTCTCTCATATAATATAGATCTATCATTTCACGATAGGCTGCACGATAATCCCATGGAAGATTAAACGCATCCGTGCGGTAGTCTCCAATATGGAACGAATAATACTTCATGATGATCTCACCACCTCCACATCGATGTCATACATCGCCTTCACACATTTACGCTTCAGTTTGCTGATAGGCGTGTCATATCCCTTGACATCAACAACACGAAAACGCTGATCATGAACATCGTAAAATGAAAAATCCGCACGATAGGTAAAGACCTTTATCCCGTTGATGATCACAGGATAGGAAGGCTGAAGAACAACTTGCGAAACCTCTCCTGACTTCTCAAGCATCTTTAAACGTCCGTAATAGTCCGCTTCGGCTTTACTCGCAAAACAAGTGCCGTCACGTGTCGTTCTCACAGAACCGTACTTCGTTCTCCTCCACGTCCCAGAAACACTCAATCCAGACATCATATTTTCTTCCTGCCTATTCTTGACTTCACCCACTGAAACAGCCGCTTCAGGTCATACCTGCCCGCTTCTGTACCGATAAAGACAAAGACAAGCACAGCTCCAACAATCTCAAAAAACAACATCGGCTTCTCCTCCATTATCCTGTCAAACCAGTCTCTTAAAAACTCCTCGTCACAAAGCATCGCCCTGAAAAGATCAAACTCCATTTCCCTCAAACAATCCTCGGGGATCATTGAACCCTCTCCATCGGGATACGAAAACCTTTTCCACGGACTCTCTCTATATTAATATCCAGTGGAGCAAGACGCCTACGGATACAAAAAATGATATGGAATATCCTCGCGCTCGTTATGTGACGCCCTTTTTCTTGTCCATAAATCCCGTCGATAAGTTCCTGTAATGAAACTATGTGAGGTCTGGCGTTCCACAGGAGAATAAAACATGGAAATATGGAGGTACTCGATTTTTGGAAAGATACAAACCGTTTGCCATTTCCTATCTGTCTCATTTTGGTATCGACAGTAATACAGGCGACCAGAACACTCATCGCTCACCCTCCCTCTCCTTTAATACGTAGCTGCCTTCCCATGCGCATTTTTGAATTTTCGACAAGTTCAAGTTCACTCATAGCTCCTCAACTTTCTTATATGGACGAGGAGCTTTAATATGGATCCAGAAAGATATTCTGTATAAACCAGTTCAGAATAATTATTCGGGCGTAGAGTATCGATCTGGTTGCGCAGGGCATCTACTTTAATTTCCAGATCTTTCAGTTCTTCCGTTGCAGGATGATTAAAAAATTCGGTTTCGAAAGATTGCATCCTTGCAAGATAAGTTTTAAATGTTTCCATGATTATTTTTCTCATTGTCAGGTGGTTCAGATGGCGCAGGCCCAAAAATGTCGGGGTGGTTTTCAATCAGATTAATCATTTTTAAAGCCGCACCGTTGGGACGGGTAAGCCCCCGTTCCCATTTAGAAACTGTAGCTTGATGTACACCAATAATTCTGGCTATACTTTCTTGGCTTAGATGAAGTCGAGTTCGCATATTTTTAAAAGTGTTAAGCATAAACAAATAATGCCATTTGCATTATACTTTGTCAATGCCATTCGCATTATATAATCTGTTATGCTGTTAGCATGACAGATTATATAGATTTTGGTGAGCGTCTTAGATTGGCGCGTATTAGGTCCGGGTATCCTTCGGTAAAAGAGGCTGCAGAGGCTATAGGAGTGCCATACTCTACGTATGCGGGCCACGAGAACGGTCATCGAAGCCCGTATGACTATGCAGTCAGGTACGCGAAGTTTTTCAAAGTTTCTTTGGATTGGCTTTTCACAGGAAAGGAATCAAACTATAAAGCTTTTGAAATAGAAGATTCAACGGGCGTAGAAAAACTGTTAGATATATATGTGGGTGTTGATAAAGTAACAAAAGAAAAGCTTTTAAAAATAGCTGAAATTTTAGCTCTTGAGTCTGTAAACGAAGCATCTCAAACATTATCGTACGTTAGCAACACCCCCGACAACCTCTGCACGATGGAGGAAAAGAGAAAGAAGAAACGTATGAGATAGTTCTGTCAGTTTATATGACACCGACTTTACATCAAAAGTTGTCAACATAAAAATTGCTATTCACGCAAAAACATTTTCCATATAGTCAAAATAAATTAGTAAGTAGAATCCCTTGAGAAAATTAAGCTTCTTATGATGCCAGTCTTCTAAAGCTATAAGAAGATAAAATGTATTATCGCTATTCTTTTGTTATATCTTTCTACGCAATTGAGGATTGAAAAAATATGGAAGAAGAAGAACTATTACAATACGAAAAAGTTTTGAAGAAAAGAGGAGAGCTAAGAGGTTTCTCAGAATTAGCGGGACAAGATCTTTTTGATACACGCTTTCAGGAAATTTTGTCATATCTGGAAGTATCCGTTATACCTATACAAGAATTATTAAATATTACAGGTAAAACAAGAAAAGAATTAATGTCCGATATCTTTTCTGTATTCAACAAATTGTATGTAAAAGGAAACACTTTTGTTGGATTTAGAAATCCAGAGTATATTTCAGACTCTTATCACTATAACATATTTAGTAACAATTTTTTATCCTTAACAAAAAATAGGGAATATGATGATCCAGAATTTTTAACAAACGATGAAGTATTAGTCTTAGCCTCAAAATATCCCCCAGAAATAGAATTAAGGATCCTGAAAAAATGTGAAGAATTACATATAAAAAATCTAGAAAATCTTAAGAAAATAAGAAAGAAAAATAGAATTAAAGAATTAGCACTACCATGGCAATGGATTACGATATTTGGGATGTGTTTCTTAGGGTACTATAACTATATACCTTTCACAATAGTTTTTATCTTCTACTGTCTATTTATAATTTATTCTTTTATATTAAAAGTTTCTGAAAAGGTAGATAATATCGAAAAAGATGTAAGTATGATATGCTTTAAACATGCAAAACTTGAGAGGTATATTGATAAATACATAGTAGATATTAGAAGAGCTCTATTTTCTAAACCGGAAGAGAGAGAGAGTATTCTCGATCATAATAAACTAGAAGACGAATCTCCTAACACTACATACACAAAAGAAGATCGTGTCAAACATGAACTATATCTTAAAAATAACAAAAGTTATGGAGGCTATCGAAGAGATGGAGAGCTTTATTAGTTATATACTAAAGAAACTGGTTAAATACTTTATTTTACCTTGCATTGTTGTCTTTGGACTTGGTTTTTCTGTTGCTTATCTCGGACTGACGAATGTTTTGCTCATTCTTATACTGCTCATGCTTTCCGCTGTTTTGCTAAATTTGCGGGTGATTGCGCGTAATAGGTAAGGAGAGAAACGATTATCCTCTCTTACTACTCTTCCACTTCACATTTCTAATTTAAATCTTTCTTCACCCCAACCCCTCGAAGACAAACCCACAGCATGCATTCATCGGATAGGGAAAAAGCACGCGGGAGGCAAGAGGTGAACTACCACACCCCAACCCCACGAAGCATCACAAACACTAGAGGAAGTTAAACAAGGAGGAATAATGAGCGAGGGGGAGGATAAAGCTTTTAAAAAAATTAAGCAAGAAACCTACATAAGAACCATCACTGGAGTAATTTCAGCTATAGCAATAGGAATTTTACTTTATTTTTATAACAAAATATTAGATTATTATAACAAAATATTATATGCATTTAAAGCAACACCATTCGAGGGTAAAGTTTTGATAATCATTCTTTTTATTCTTCTTATTCTTGCCTGTGCTGTTATATTTCGGCAGCGAATAAATAAAGGATTTATATTTAAAAAAAATGAAGATTTTATCAAAATAGAAAAAGAACGCGATGAACTTTATATAAAGCTTTCCGAGGCAAAAAACTTTAAATTAAAAGCTAAAAATCTGGGTCAAAAGATGCTTGAAGATTCTCAATATCCTTCTATGAGTAAAAAAGATCTTGAAGAATGCATTCCAAGTATGCTGGACTATTATTATTTTGTTTGTGAAAGGCTCGCCGATATAGGAATTCCTCAGCCATATAAGGAATGGAAAGAGACGGGTTACGATCTTTTATTAAAAATGGAAAAATATATGCATAGAGTTGGAAGTCTTCTTTCGGAAGGTGATGTTGATAACGCACGCAAAAAAGCAGAAGAAATGACATAATAGATATTGCATAGTTTACTTATATCCCCCTCTCCTGTTCCTTTCTACAGCTTATATTTTCGCAACCACGCAAGATGAGAAGTGCCCTTACCTGCACGGGAAGCTTTCCTGCCAGTAAGAGGATGGGGTGTGTCTTCTTGGGGGGGTTAGTGGGTGACTGGGATTAGATGCACTAACTGAAATACAGTATATATAATACCTAATATAATACCAGTAGAAACTATAGTTATGTGCACTCCGCCTATTTTGCCTTTTAACTCTGCAAGTGAGATGCCTTGGGCGTTTATCTTTTCGGTAATGGTCTCAAGTTTATTTCTATTTTCTTTAAACTCGGAATCAATTTTACCTTCAAGCCTGTCAAAACGGTTGTTCAGGCCTTTAAAACCTTCTTCGAGATGCGTTACTCTGTTATCTAAAGATGTCTCTGACATTTCTGGATAATCCTCATACTCCCTTCTTTCTACTCCTTTGGACATATTTTTGTCAATAGAACTATCATTTGGACGAAACTTAAGTAAGGTAGCAGTAGCTGTGGAAGAGAAACGTGGAGATCAGGAATGAAACCGCTATCTAGTGCTCCAGAAAAGGCGCACCAAACTTCAGCAAGGTAAAACTTGCAGTCATAACAGCAAGCACAACTGTAATGATGATGCCGATTAACTGAAATGTCGTAGGCATCTGCGATATCTTGCCTTTCACCTCTGCTATTTCCTTGCCCTGGGCTTCTATCTTGGCTCCAAGGGTAGAAATACTCGCATCTATCTTCGCCTCAAGTTTATCAAAACGTTTATCAATATTCTCGAGCCCTCTCTCAAGGAGGGTGATACGCACTTCATGATCATTTGTGCGGTCGTATGATTCACGTTTTTCTGCGGCGTTTGACATAATCCTATTATCGAGGAACAAAGAAGAAGAGTCAAGGGAAGAGAAACGCGAGAAGAAAAAGCGTAGAGGGTGAAATTGGCTGATAATCAAGCTCTTTTCATTGTACATGAAATGATTTTCATAGACTTAAAGTAGCATATATCCTATTATACATCATAAAAAAGAAAACGCCCTGTCACATTCGAATTAACAGGGCATTTGAATAATAGAAAGTTAGGAAACTATTATGATGAATAATATAGCAGAAGAAAATGAAAAAAGCAAAATTAAATTTCTACAAAAGTTGTTTTTAGATTGGATTATTGGGAAATTTATCGACACGATTTTGGATAATATCTTTGTAAAAACAGGTTTTATAAAAGGAGTATCGGTTCCATTTTTTCTGACATGTTGTATTTTATAGAATCCTCTTATTTTCGTATAATTTTATTTGTATTCCACATATTGTTGGTAATGTGCTTGTTACGTATTATTTTTAGAGAAAATAAAAAAGCAGAAGAAAATGAAAAATTGTTTAAGGAAAAAGAAGAGTCCTTGATCAAAAGAATAGCATATCTGGAAAAGAGAATGGAAGTAAAGCCTCTTCTCAACATAGAAAGAATACCTTTCTCATCTTCTTTAGGCTTTCTTTCTTTTATAAAACTTGAGATTTCAAACCCAGGTTCTGAAGCAATTATTATAAGCAATTTGAAAATAAAATCCCCCGCATATTTTTGTGCGCTTGTTGGTTTACTGGATATCACACCATGGAAGCATCCAAAAGACATCAACAAGTGGTACCTGTCAGAAAAGAAAGCTGCCAAAATATTCTCTCTCTTTGATGAAGAAGGAAGAAAGAAAATAGAAAAAGAATTAAAAATATCGCAGGAAATAGAAGTTAACTCGTTTATTAAACCCTATGACAAGATACAGCTTTTTTATGGCTTATACCACCCCCAGGAAGAAATCGAAAATATTAATAATGTTCTTCGGGATATAGGTATAGTCAGCAATGAACAAGCCTTAAAACCAATAACTAAAGTAGTTGATGAGAACGCCTGGCCTCCTGAATATAGGAATGCTTTGGATTCTTTATTACCAGCTTGACCTTTGCACTATGAAAGCATTTGACTCGGGTAATCACGCTGTATGATGATCTAAATCATAAGTGGTGATTCTTGGGGACGCATTTTATGTCAAGATTTTTATTTTTATCTATTCGATGCTTACTGATTTCAGCTTTTCTTTTCTCTTGTACAACACAAAAACCAAAAAACTATAAAACAGCAATACCCATAGTCCCCTGTTGCAAAAAGCCATAAACTGGAGACGGGAGATGACTTACTGTACTCCCCCAACAACCTCGCACGATGGAGGAAACGTGAGGGGGTTTATGAGGATTAAATCTTGTGAAAACCTTTGGTCATTAATCCAGACAACCCAACGATTCTTGCAATCAGTAAGCCAAATATAAGATATGAAACGTTGTAGATTTTATCAACTAACCGTTTCTCAACTGTGGGTATCCCCGTTCTCGTCTTGGTTAATTTCTATAGAAGAACAATATACATTCAACATATTTAAGCTTTTAATTAAAAAATTTTAAAAGTTGCAAAAATATCATACACATTTTTAACTTGAATAATATACTGGTAGTAATTCAATTAAGGGAGAGTGAAAAATGAAAAGATTTTTAATGCTTTCATTGTTGGCAAGCACCGCAAATTTTGCTTATGCCGCTGACGCCGTGAATAATGTAGATAATATTCCTCATGCTGCGTCACAGCCCACGGGTTCGAATTCTGGTAATTTCTCGTGGGAAGGTGCTTATGGTGGTATTCTAGGTGGCGTTAGTGCAACAAGATACAAAGATACAGACCCAGTCACAACTGCCGAATTTGGAACTATAACATATACGTCTAATGAGCCAAGTAAAGTAAATATCACCAGCCCGGCTATTGGTGGTTTTGCAGGTTTTAATTTCCAACAAGAAAATATTATTTATGGTGTGGAAGGTGACCTTGGTTATGCTTTTAAAAAGAAAAAAATTAGCTACAATTTAATTCCTGATGATGGTAGTGCTACAATAAACGTCAACGCCAAGGTAAATACAGAACTTTATGGTTCTATAAGAGCCCGCTTAGGATATTCACTTGATAGGGCCCTCGTATATGCTACGGCTGGGTGGTCTTTTAGCAAGGCTAAGTCCACGCAGGACGTTAGTAATGGTGATTCAGTGACCACTAAGAAAACATTCAAAGGGCCGACAGTAGGCGTTGGCGTTGACTATGCCATTACTGATAACATTTTTGCCCGCGCAGAATACCGTTTTACCCCATTCAGGAAGGAAGACAATATTAAGGCTCAGCAACACACAGTCCTTGCTGGAATCGGTTACAAATTCTAAAGTTTCGTTCTCCTTATTAACGAACCACAAAGCTGTCATCGTAAGATGACAGCTTTAGGGGTCTTCCTCTTGACTCTTCTCCCTAACTCCTCCACACTCTCCCTATGAACGCACAAGCCGAAAAGAAAGAATCTCAACCGAAAAATACCCTCGAAACGAGAGTAACAAGACTGGAAACAGGCTTTGACTATCTCGCAACAAAGGAAGATCTGGCAAATGTGCGGGCTGATCTTAAAGAAGATATCGCGAATGTGGAAGTTCGCCTGAACGACAAAATACATACTGAGGTGTCTGAATTACGAAAAGCAGCGGATAGAGATTTTCGTATTCTGTTTGGCGCACTTATCGCGTTGGGTCTTGGCCTTTCTGGACTCATGGCAAAAGGCTTCCATTGGCTGTAAACTTCCAAATTTAGCCTAGAAACACTTTTTGTGATATTCCTATTGGTTCCGGTTATCCCCCCCCACAGGAAGATAATTTTTTGTCTGTATGAACTGTTTTGAACTATTTTATCGGTTTGTGTTGACCGGTATTTGAAGCAATGATATGCTTTAAAGTTGAAAAATAATAAGGATACTCTCCCCCATGAGAAACACAAGAATAGAAATAAGAATAGACGAAGACCTTTTACACCGTGTTGATAATTTTCATAAAGAATTCAATGGTGGATTATCGAGAGCACATGTACTTCGTATGCTTATTGAAGCTGGTCTGGAGAATAAACAAAAGGCTTAATTGAGCGATGGCGAAAAGATCGTTATCGCCAAGCTTGACGAATTGGGCAAAAGGCTTAGCGTTCATGTTTAACATGAAGGAGGCATTATATGGAAAGGATATGAAGCAGAGTATACTAAAAACTGTAAACTAAAAAGGCCTGCTAGTAACAGACCTTTTTTTAAAAAAAGTTTATGCCGTCATAGAGAAAACTAAGGCATAAAATAAGGATGTAACACGAAAATTACATTCATAGTGTATCTCAAAGTTACATCCTTATCAAGAAAAAGTTTTCTCATAATCCTTAAATTATAAAGGAAAATATTATGAGTAAAAAAGAAAACAAAAAAACTAGCGATAAGATTTCAACTCTCGCCGCTAAAGTACTAAGTGGTAGCATTAAACCTACACAAAAACAAAGTAAACAACTAGCTGGAAGTGCTTTGAGCCAAGATACGACTAAAGGCCCCAACAAGCCTAAAGGTCACAGTAACTAGCCTCTTTATCGGCTATTGCTGATACTTTGATGACAGCGCTCATTGGTATATGGATGACCCCAGACCCTTGAGCGTTGTCTTTTTTGCTGTTGCCCACATTGGGAACAAGAACAACTGTTCTTTCTGTATATTTCAACAACCAGCCTACAGACTTTACTTCTGCCACGTCTATACCCATTTTTTCGGAAAAAAGAACCCAATCTGATATGGGTTGGCAGCTATCTTCCCATTCCACAAGTACCAGTTTCTTTTCCAGATGCTTTAAAGATTCATGGATATATTCTTTAGCCGCCGTTTTACTTTCCGCCATCCTCTTTAATCCTCACTCAATTATTACTACCCTGTCTTTCATAATTACATCAGCGAGTTCGCTACGATAATGAGTCATTCTCTCTTCCCCTACTCTTCCAGTAAAACCAACGGCTCTACAGAAGACGGTTTTTTCTGCGCCAAAATAGCATCAGCCTCCTGTCTTATTCCAGCTGCAACAGAAGTTAAAAGAGAGCTCGTATCAGTCTCGACCTTGTTGACAATATCCGATACATCATATGTAAACCTTAAAAAAGCCCTGGCTTTCTCGTCCACAATAAACAGATCTTCTAATGTCTGTGCCTTCTCAAAATCTCCCCTAAGCTGTTCTACTGCATCTTTCAAAGGTTTTAATGAAATCGTTACTGTCATAAAATTCTCACCCTAAAGTTGATTTTTCCCTGTTCTTTTCCTGTTCTTGCAGGAGACACTCATTTACATATTTACATTCTCAGGTTGTTGTTTCATCTGTCATTGGTTATCTCCTTGTGTAGTTTATTAATTGTTGACGATATCCATTGTGGTAGCTTCATGGGTTTGTTCTATTCTTCCTCAAAAAAATCAAGAACCTCCAAAATACGATAAATAACTATCTTCCCGCCATTAACTCTTGCTTCAAGATTAACAATAAACGTGCACTTCAGAGGGTTCTTAGGTATCTCAAGAATTATTCTCTTTACTTCCTCGCTGATAAACTGAAGCTTGACTGGCTTATGAGATATTTTCTCAACAATCCCTCTATCACCAGTCTTGGAGGCGGCATTATTCTTAACTTGCTCTATTGTCATAAGCTGGTCTGTAAAAATACCGTCAACTTCAGGTTCTTTCCTAAGATGTTCACGAGCCATATTTTGCAAGGCATTGGCATTATTTGAATTGATATAAATATTTACAGGAGCATTGATATTAACAGTACTCAATATATTCGTAATCCTTAGTTCAGAATTCAAATCCTTTGCTACAGGACCAACAAGCTTCGAGATCATTTTTGCTTGCTTGATATTCGGAACAAAGCCTTCTTCAGACTTTGAAAACAGAAAATAATCAATTATCTTTTTAAGTAATTTGGTAAATCCTACAATTGTAGGAGTATATACAGGTAATTGATCAACAAAATCCTTTATCAAGTCTATAACAATACTTCCTTCGCTTATCGTTTTTATATACAAGCGAGCATCATTGTGTGGAGAAACTTCATACTCTCTAAAGCCTTCTGCCAATGCAGTAAGACTTATTGTAAGATCAATAAGCTCAACAGGCTTTTCATGCTTAAACTCAATCCTGAGCATCTCGTCATCTTCCATAAATCTATCCTCCTGATCTTCCTCTGCCAAAAGGATAGATTATAAAATTTTAAAGTGTAAAACAGTTCATATCTCTACTTATTAGAAAATATTTACCCCTCTCTCCTTCAGTTCTTTCAGCGACACGAAATGCGCCCCTGCAACAACTCTACGAAATATTCTCGGGGGTGTAAAGGAAAATAATGCAAACTGCATTTTTATTATTGACTTTAAATAATGCAAATTGCATAATAACCCTTGTCTAGATTAGTACTCCAGACAACAAAGGATCACCTGAACGGGTTATTAGCTGTTAATTTTTGCTCTGTTCAGGTGATCACCCCGAGGCACGAAGACGGGCAACCAGATCTGCCTTGGGAAACGAAACAGGGAAAGAGACACGGAAATGACAGAGGTTACAAATCCCGTCAATACATTCATAACACAACTCCGCAGGTTCGATAGCGAATATCAGGATATCAGTACAGGCATCTCCTGTTACTCAAACGAGCATAGCACTTCTTTTCAGGGGATTATAGAAAGCTTTTCGTCCTTCCTCGTACTCTACGCCAAAATCCACGCTCCCAAAGCTGATTTAGGCAGGATGGAAGATGATCTTGGTTATGCCCAGAGCGAAGTAAGCGATGCTTTCCATGCTGCATGGAAGGAAGAGGCAGCAGAAGAAAATGAGGATGATCGATATGACCCAAGGGAAGAGCATTTTGACCAAAGAGATTATCTTTAGCCCAGATAGGCCAGAGGTCCTGGGAAGAAACCTTACCTGAACAAGCACAGAAACAGAAGATTAAAGGAAACCGCCAGGAGCGGTAACGGGGGAGGCTTTTTGTTCCTTTCTCTGGCCTCCCCGCCAGAAACAAGGGAAAACGCCGATGCTTGAGCTCAGCAAAAATTGTTTACGGATCAACAATGGCAGGACTTTCATCAGCATTGAGCCTGTAGGAGATAACGGAAAGGAATATTGTCTTACTGTCATCGATGAAGAAACGGGGCACGTCGTTAATGCTTTCGTGCCGCCTGATGACCTACGCGCGATATCAACAATAATACCATAAGGAGAACAGGAATGAACAATATCGTCGAACATAATACTGAAACAATGGAAATTATGCCAGCAGGAACTTCTGCAATCAGGACAACAGAAGAACACGAAATAACAAGAGAATTGACGCCTGTGGAATTGCTCCAGATGGCTATAAGGGACAGGGTCAATGTCGAGATTATTGAACGGCTGATGGAATTAAACAAACGATGGGAAGACAACAAGGCATGCAAGGCATTTTATGAAGCAATTTCTGATGCACGTGCTGAAATCCCTGTCATCTTCAAAAATAATCAGGGCCATAACTATAAATATGAAGACATTGCAAGCATAGCGGCAACCATTGATCCAATTCTTGCAAGACATGGACTTTGCTACAGGTTTCATACCGAGTCAACAAAGGAACTGGTCACGGTTACCTGTATCATTTCTCACAAGGATGGGCATCGTGAAAGAAACAGCCTTTCTGCTCCTCCTGATGAAGCCATGGGCAACAGAAAAAATTACAATCATTCTATCGGCTCTACAGTTACCTATCTTTCACGCTACACCCTCAGGGCAGCATTGGGATTGGCGGCTTCTGCTGATGATGATGGAACCTATGCAAGATATAACAATGGTCAGGCTTCAGCCATTGCCAATGACAACGCTCCTGTAAATCCACAGCAGTTGCTGCAAATCAAAAAACTCATGGCCGAAGCCAGTGTGAGCGAGGAAAGAATTTGCAGCATATGCAAGGTAGATAATATCGAAAATATTCCTTCCCGCTTCTTTAACAGCGTTATTGCCAAACTGAACCAAAGCCTTCGTTTGCAAATGGAACAACAGCAGAAGGAAGCAGCCCATGTCTGAGATCATCCAGAGGTCAGAGGAATGGTATGCCTTGCGTTGTGGAAAGGTCACCGCATCCAGAATTGCCGATGTCATTGCCAAAATAAAATCAGGTTGGGGAGCTTCAAGAGCCAACTATAAAGCCGAACTTGTTTCTGAACGTTTAACAGGAATAACAGCGGAAAGTTTCATCAACAAGGAAATGCAATGGGGCATTGATCATGAACAGGAAGCACGGGAAAACTATCAGTTCATCGTCAACGAGGATGTTCAGGAAACAGGCTTTGTTGTTCATCCCGATATTCCTGACAGTGGTGCTTCTCCTGATGGGCTGACAGGCAATGATGGCATGGTTGAGATCAAATGTCCCAATACCGCTACCCATATTGAGACACTGCAGGGCGAAGGATTAAAACAGAGATATATTTATCAGATGATGTGGCAAATGGCCTGTTGTCAAAGGCAATGGTGTGACTTTGTCTCCTATGATCCGCGTATGCCTCCTCACCTGCAAATCTTCATCAAACGTATTGAACGGGATGACGAAATCATTGCCATGCTGGAAAAGGAAATCAAGGCCTTCCTGCAGGAAATAGACGATGTCATTACAAGCCTCAATACCAGATATCAAAAAGATGCAGCATGAGCCGTGCCCTGATTGTTCTGCATAACACTATGGATCGTCAAAAGGCTATGCACTGGGTCAAAACAGCTCCTGCCGAAACAAGGATAGAGTTCAGGAAACCCTTGCGCAGTCTGCCGCAGAACAATCGCATGTGGGCAATGCTCACCGATATCGCCACACAGGCAAGGCATCATGGGACAAGGCTTGCTGCCGAGGACTGGAAGCTGATCTTCCTTGATGCCCTGCGAAAGGAAATGCGCATTGTTCCCAATCTTGAAGGAAATGGCTTCGTCAATCTTGGACGTTCTTCCTCAAATCTCACAAAAGAGGAAATGAGAGACATGATTGAGCTTATGCATGAATGGGGAGCACGCAATAAAATCATCTTCCATGATGGAGAACAATCATGACAAAAACTGCCTTTATCAGACAGCTTGATCTGCAGCGTATTGCCAGGGTGGCAAAAGAAGAACATGTCATGTGCGAGCTTGTCTCTGAAAACATGACCCTGCGCGTCTACCCTGAGTTTATCGTACCTTCGCTCGAAACAAAGAAGGAAGAGGAGGATTTTATTCTGTAGCCTATGCCAAAACGCCGTTACCCTCACCTCTCTCACGAAACAACACGGCACGGTAAAAAAGTCTGGTACTTTAAAAAAGATGGTAAACGTATCAGGCTTCCTGATTCATACGGATCGCAAGAGTTCCTTGAAGCTTACAAAAATGCTCTTGTCGGAGATAGAACAGAAAAAAGAAAAGCAGGGGTATTAAAACAGGGAACATTGGCATGGCTGATAGAGGAATACAGGAAAAGCTCTGCGTATAAAGTATTACGCCCAACAACAAAAAATTCTCGCAACAGCGTATATAACAAAATTATTACAGAATCAGGAACAATACCTTTCGCAAGAATTACCAAAAAGCATATTCAGGATGCCGTAGACAGAAGAGCAGAAAAGCCTTCAGTTGTGATGTCCTTTCTTTCGGCCGTATCCACCCTGTTCGTATGGGCATTATCAAATGGGCTGGCTACCCAAAACCCTGTTACTGGCGTTTCAAGGATTCCTTTTAAAAGTGACGGACATCATGCTTGGACAATAGAGGAAGTGGAACAATATCGTTCACATCATCCTATCGGCTCAATGCCGAGATTAGCTCTGGAACTGATGCTCTTCTTTGGTCTCAGAAGATCAGACGTCATTCATGTTGGGCCACAACATATTAAAGACGGTGTCTTGTCCTTTAAAACACAGAAGACAGGAGCATGGGTTTATATCCCTGTTTTTAAACAACTACAAAAGTGTATAGATGCAACAGAAAAAACAGGAGAGGTTTTTATCTTATCAAATAAAGGAAAAGCATTTTCTAACCCAGAATCTTTTGGGATGTGGTTCCTGAAAAAATGCAGGGAAGCAAAACTCCCTGCCCACTGTACAGCACACGGCTTACGTAAAGCAGGAGCAACCATTGCTGCAAATGCAGGAGCCAGCACACAGGAACTTATGGCCATGTTCGGGTGGTCAAAAATAGCTATGGCTGAAACATATACAAAAGAAGCAGACAAGACACGCCTTGCTTATCAGGCTGCAAAAAAGCTTTCTAAGGAAATTTAG